TATTCCATCTTTTAAACAGTATCTGGTTGAGGAAGAAAGAGAAGCGTTCTTCACATTTGGTCGAATGAACCCTCCGACGATCGGTCACGGTAAACTGATGAATGTTCTGTCAGCAAAGGCAGGACGTAACCCGCACAAAGTATACCTCTCACATACTCAGGACGGAAGGAAGAATCCGCTAGAGTATCGTCAAAAAGTTAAGCACGTTCGTAAAATGTTTCCGAAGCATTCCCGTAATGTCATACTGGACACCGGAGCGAAAACTGTCTTCGACGTGGCAACGAAATTATATGACCAAGGTTTCAATAAAGTCACCATGGTCGTAGGATCTGACCGTACAACTGAATTCAAAACACTTCTTGATAAGTACAATGGTGTCAAGGGTCGTCATGGTTTTTACAACTTCGAACGAATCAACATCGTATCAGCAGGGGCGAGAGATCCAGATGCGTCAGGCGTTGAGGGTATGTCTGCCTCTAAGCAACGCGATAACGCAAAGAATAATGATTTTACTGCATTCTCTCAAGGTGTTCCGTCAACTATGTCGAACAACGAAGCAAAGCGTTTGTTCAATGATATTCGTAACGGTCTGGGTCTGAAAGAATCGTCGCACTTTAAGAACCACATTGAACTTGAGCGTGTATCTGAAACTCGTGAGCAGTATGTCGAAGGTAATCTGTTCGAAGAAGGCGATCGCGTTCGTGTCAAATCAAACGAGAAGGTAGGATATGTTCATCGTCTCGGTGCTAACTATGTCATCGTTGCGCTTGATGAAGGTCGCGTATCTCGTCAATGGTTGGACGGCATCGAGAAGTTGGAAGAAAAAGGTTTCGCAGGGTCAGGTACTCTCCGTGATCTGATGCCAGATGTCGACTCATTCCTTGACCGATTTACTCACGGTAAGAAGTACAAGCATGCAGTTCGCTTGTTCCTTGACCTCAGAAAGAAGAATCCAAAAAACGCATACCAAAACCTTCGCCGTGCTGCGCAGATCGCAGACGTCGATCTTCGCTCGCTCGATAAAGTATTCCGCGATATGGTCAAGAAGGGCAAGATGCCTAAGCACCTGATCAACTACCCAACTCTACAGAAAGAAAACTATCTTCCTGACGAGGGAACTGACGCGGCAGTCAAGCATGCTAAGAAGATGACTCCAAAGGCAGAAGAAGCAGCGACGCGTCAAGATCCAGATATCAAAGACCGCAAGGGTACACAACCAGCATCGTATCACTCTGGACTATCCAAAGCGCAAAAGGTTGCACGCGATCGTCAGTTTAAGAAGCAAGCAAAGATGCGTGACAATGATCCGAAGGCATATAAACCTGCTCCTGGTGATAAGACTGCGAAGACCAAGCAGTCAAAGTACACTGCGGCATATAAGCGTATGTTTGGAGAGAGCGAATTAGCGGCAGTGAAGAAAACAATTAGTCGTGAGAAAGAGCAGGATGCTGTGCGTCACGATCGTATGATGGATCGCGCTAGATTACAACGCGCACAAAGAAAGGCGAGGGAAACACGTCCATGAAATTTAAAGAGTTTGTAGTAAATGAAGATGCGTTGTCAGATAAGGCGGCGAAGTCTGGTATCTCCAAGTCGACGTTGAAGAAGGTATATGATCGCGGCGTCGCGGCGTGGAAAACAGGACATCGTCCAGGAACCACACCAGCACAGTGGGGTCACGCTCGTGTCAACGCTTTCATCGTTAAGAAAAAGAAAGGTGGACTAAATCACGATAAGGATCTAGCATGAGTAAAACTAAGAAACCGCGCAACAAGAAAATGAGTCAAGCGAAGAAAGAAAGAGTAGCGGAGAACAGTTTACAAAATAATAAATATGATCTGAAGAACTCAGGATCGCAAAACCTGAAAATGAATAACAATAACCGCGCGCAATCTAAGGTGTTTCGCGGCGCATCGAGAGGAAGTTAAAATGTCAGCACAAGATAAGTTGGATCGCCGCGCAGCAAAGCACGGTCTGGGTTCTGATGAACGCAAGCGCAAGATTCAGAAAGCGAAAGATTTTTTCAGCAAACCTGTGCCGACATATAGCAAAGACGAATTGCGTAAAATGGGTCATCCAGTAGAAGGAAAGTTTGATATCGTTATCCCAGAACCGAAAGGTTCGAATAAAAATTCAGACAAGCAACGTGATGCAAAAGCAGCAAGACGTCTTACTAACCGCGAGAAAACTAAGAAGCATATGGCAAAGATCGACAAAGCAAGACAAAAAGACGCGGCACATTCTGCTACCGGCAAAATGACTAAGTCGAATGACCCTACACGCAAAAAGTATCAATCAGGTGCCGCTGGTCAATATTTTTCCAAGTACGAATCGACAGCAGAGTATGGTAAGTCAATGGATAGAATCAAAGACAAAGAAAAGAACGCTGCTATCAAACCAAAGGACCGTGAAACTTTGGGCAAACTTGCTGACCTCATGAAGAAGCAAAAGCGAACCGAAGCATATCGCAAACCTACACAGGCAGAGATTGACGCTGACAAAAGGAAAGACGGTAAGAGCAAAGATTCTTCAACAAGGTATCGTGACGTGAAGAAGAAGATGTACGGTAATGCGATGGGCGGTCTTAAAAAAGAAGAATCCCAGAAAAAGATTGACGAAGCAAAGGCACATAGGTTCGTATTCGATACATCTTCGAAAGCATCTAAAGCAGAAAAATCAGCTAAAAGGTTCAACTTAAAAACCGATAGTGAATCACAAGGCGGGTATCATTATGTTGTTGTTACTGGAGACCATAAAGACGTTAGTAAATGGTTGAAGATGTCTGAGTCTAGCAGTCAAGAGTTCACTGCAGTACCAGTAAACACTGCTGGTGATGTTAGCGGTGGCGATCGTATGTCAATTGCGAAACTTGATACTATCATGAAGAAGCGTTCAAAGGATAAGCGCCAGAAAGAATCGGTCGAACTTGACGAAAACAAGGTCTTCTTCGTCAAGGTAGGCGATGGTCGTGATAGTATGACTGTTAAGACCAAGGCAAAAAATAGTCGTGAAGCATTGAAGAAAATGCGCGCTGAACATCCAAAGGACAGAGTGTCGTTAGATACTAATCAAAAACAAGGGAAATCCGCAGGTACATTCGAATCATCTTTGCCAGCACACCTTCAGGGGATTATCGGTAAAGACGGAAACATTGACGCTAAGAAAGTTAAAAAAGATCCAGTACTTAACAAGAACAAAACTAAAGTTACGGATGTGACTCCAAAGGGTTATGGACCTAAAGAAGAAGAAGTTGACGAATCAACTATGCGCGATCGTCAGGTGGTTAGAGCAATGCGAATCGCAAAGGATATGGCAGGAAATCATACTGGTGCTACCAAAGCAATCGAGAAATTGAAGAAAGGATTATCTGATCACCCTAAAGTAAGAGGTGCACTCCGAACCGCAAATGAGTCTGTTTCTTCTGCTGATAAGAAACCCCAGAACTTCCGTGATCCAGAAACAGGCAAGTTGAAGGTTCGTATGGTACCAGTTGACCGTGACGTTGTTCGCGGTGACGATAAAGCGAGAACTGTTCGTAAGAAGCGATTTAAGCATATGCGAAAAGAGCAAATGGCGACAGGTAACTCTCATGTCGGTAAGGATGGACGTGATGCATTTATGAAAGCATTTAAGGACGTTCAAAAAACTGCTGCTGAGATACAGAAAAAGAAGGACGCAGATAAAAAATGAAAAAGTTTAGTCAGTTTGTAGAAGATAAAGTAGATGCTTGCTGCGAAGCATGTAACGAGCAACTAGAGATCACCGAGGCAGAGTATCAGGGTAAGAAGGTTACGCTGAATAACCCTGTTCGCGGTGGTACCAAGAAGTTCTATGTCTATACCAAGAACGAGAAGGGCAATGTCGTAAAGGTATCGTTCGGCGATCCAAACATGGAAATCAAGCGAGACGATCCTAAGCGTAGAGCGAACTTCCGCGCTCGTCACAACTGTGACAATCCAGGACCAAAGTGGAAAGCACGATACTGGTCTTGTTATCAGTGGCGATCAGGGTCTAAAGTAGACAGTTAAGAAATAAATCAGTATAAATAACTGGAGTGGTTGAACAATACGAAAGCGCTAACACGCCTTCGATGAACAATGATTTCGTCAGAAGTATTAATATCATCAATATATTAAGTTGACGATAAATTCAATGGATCAATTGGAGGTTAATATGTCTGTAGATACAGATCGCCTGAGTCGTATTGAAGAAAAAATAGATAAACTCTCGGACGCTATAGTACAACTGGCGAGAGTGGAAGAAAAAATTGCTGACTTGGAAGTAAGACGCGAAGAGCAGCATGAAAGATTAAATAATCTGTCGAAGAAAA